TAGGTACTTAAAAAAAGATAAAGGTGCAGGACCATCTGCAAAATATGTGCCAATACTAACTCCTGAGGAACAGAAGGCAGCCGACGAAAAAACCAAAAAAAACGAAAAAATTGTCAATGAAAACGACTACGTTAAGAGCATACTAACACAAGCAAAAGCAGGTGATATAGCTGATGATATTATATATGGTAAAGAATATGAAAACTACTATAAAAAAGCAGTAAGTATAGAAGACTTTGTAGAAAACAAAGATAAGTATATAAAAGCATTTGCAAATTTATACAGCTATAAGATACCAAAAGGTGGATTGGGAGAATTAATTCCACTTGTTGCTATACAAGGTGCTAGAATAGGTGGAGCAAATGGCAAAGATATTGTAGTAGGTGGAAAGACGCTTGAGGTAAAAGAAATAGTAACAGGAGGCACTAATCCAGAATTTGCACTAGCCAGCACAGCGGGAATAGCAGGAACAGCATTTCAACAACATTTAGAAACTTTTAAGAAAGCTATAAAACCTTTTAGATTTTTACCTCAATTTAGAGCAATAGATGTAGGGGTAGTTGATGTTAATAGAGTACCTAGAGAATACCTACTAACATTGGAAAAGCTATTAGCAAACTTTCCATACAATGAGAAGAGTTTAGATAAGCAATCTAAGGAAATAAAGATAGGAGATAAAAAGTATACAGTAAATAAAGGTACTAAATATGTAATAGAGATAGATGATCAGGGCAACTTGGTACAGACAGAAAATACTCCAAAACAATCACAACAAGTAGACACAGATATAAGAAAGCTGCTAAACCATCCTTGGGTAAAGAAGGAGTCAAGCCCTATGGGAGATTTAGAAATAATAAGACAAAATTATTTTAAATTAGTAAACTACTTAATGTTATGGACATCAGACTCCACTGCAGTAATCATAGATACAAGTAAAAGTGAACAAACTAAAGCGATACCAGTGAATAGAGTTACATTGGGCAACTTAACATTATCGTACTCAGGTAAAAGACAATCTGAATCTGAATCTAAACCTGAACCTAAACAATAAACTATTTATAAACAAAATAAAAACACAAATGGCAGACAATTTTAATTTAAGATCATTCTTAATAGAGAATAAACTTACAAAGAATGCACAACTTCTAAAAGAGCAAGAAGAAGACTACAAGTACTTCGACGAAGAAGGAACAGGAGGATTTTACATGACTACTATAGATGGACATAAAATATACTCTATGGAGGATTCTAGTGTAATGGACACTTGTTTCTACGCAATAGAAGATCCAGAAGGGGATGTTGAATTCGTAGCAATAGACGTAGCTGGAGAACCTGTAAGTTCAGAAGATATTCAAAACGAACATGAACTTCTATCCTACATTGCTGATTTTATTGAAGCCGATATTGCTAAGGAATTAGGAGAAGAGGGAATCTACGACGAAGAAGAGGAAGAAGACTCTATGGAAGAAGGAGCAGACGACAAAGGCAAGATGGCTAGAACTCACGTAGTATACTCAGCAAGTGTTACACTAGGAGATGAGGATGGTAGACAATACGTTCAGGACATTAGAGCTTCTGTTAAAAAAGGAGAAGATGCAGAACAAAGAGCTGCACAGCTAATTAAAAAACACTTTGAAGACAAAGCTGAAAAAGGTGATCCATTTATAGACGGAAAATTTATCAAAATAAACGCCATTGGAAAAGTACTAAACCCAGAAAGATCAGCAATCAAAGAACCAATCATGAAAGAGGCATCGTACAAAGTATCAAAAAATTCAAAACAAGCTGAACACCTTAAAAAAGGAGATATTATAACTTCAGGAGATGAAGTAGTATCAGTATCAGCAGGAGCTAAAACACCAGCAGGTAAAGTTGAGGTTACTTTAAAAACTAAAAACGGAAGTACTAAAACATCTACTTGGGGTAAAACAACTATGATAGGAGTTAAGCCAGTAACGGAGTCTAAACTAACCACTAAAGAAAGACGTTTAGTAGAGATGGTTCAAAATGCCATGGAGGAAGACGACGACTTTGGATATGCAACTCATGACGGAAGTTTTGGAGGAGACGATTCTGAACAAGATGTAGATTATAAAATGGGACGTCACGATGATCCAAACCAACTTCCAAATCCTGCTCCAGAATTACACATTCCAGAAGGAGAAGACAACGGTGAAATGGCTGACGAAAATGTAATTCCAGAATATCATTCAATCGATGAGTTAATGAAAGAGATTGATAATGGAACTAATAAAATTGCAGAAGAGCACAAGATCAAAAAAATGAAAGATATTGCTGAAGCGTTAAGAGCTAAAGTAAAAAGTCTTGAAGAAGGTGAACATGCAAAACATATCGATCAAAAAGCTGTTAAGCAAATGGGCAAAGATATTGCAGCATTGGAAAAAACAGCAGCAAAACTTCAAGGAGTATTTGATAAAAAATTCAACAAAAAAGAAAAACCAGCTGCAGCTCCTAAAAAAGAAGAAACAGCAGAGGCTTTGCAAGAAGGAACTTTTGACTTAAGAAAATTCTTAGCAGAAAATAGAAAATAATCTAAACAAATAGATAATAAGCCCACCCCATAAAGGTGGGTTTTTTTATATCCACATATTTATTATATATAATTATATAATATGTCACAACCAGATTTAAAACAGATAGTAGCTCAAGAGTATATAAAGTGTGCACAAGATCCTGCATACTTCATGAGGAAGTATTGTTACATCCAGCATCCAAAAAGAGGTAGAATCTTATTCAACCTATATCCTTTTCAAGAAGGAGTACTTCACTTATTTAGAGATAACCAGTACATAATAACCTTAAAGTCAAGACAGCTAGGAATTTCAACACTAGCAGCAGCATATGCACTATGGTTAATGCTATTTCACAAAGATAAAAACGTTTTAGCATTAGCAATTACTCAAGCAACTGCACGTAACTTAGTTACAAAAACGATTTTTATGTACGAAAATCTACCTAAATGGCTACAACTTCCATTCGTAGAAAAGAATAAATTGTCAATGAGACTTAAAAATGGGTCTAAAATAACAGCTAAATCATCTAATTCTGATGCAGCTCGTTCAGAAGCAGTATCACTTTTACTTATAGATGAGGCAGCTTTTATCGATAATATCGACGAAACGTTTGCAGCAGCTCAACAAACCTTAGCAACAGGGGGTCAGTGTATGGCTCTCTCTACTCCAAATGGGGTAGGTAACTGGTTTCACCAAACTTGGGGAGGTGCTGAGTCAGGAGATAATGGTTTTATTCCTGTAAAATTAAAATGGGATGTACATCCTGAAAGGGATCAAAGTTGGAGAGACGAGCAAGATAAGAAATTAGGAATTAAAAATGCTGCTCAAGAGTGTGATACAGATTTCTTATCATCTGGAGACACAGTTATTGAAGCTGATACGCTTACGTTCTACGAAGAAACGTACGTAAAAGAGCCAACAGAAAAAAGAGGAGTGGATAGCAATCTATGGATATGGGAAACAGCAGACTATAATAAGAGCTATATGGTCGTATCTGACGTTTCTAGAGGGGATTCAACTGACTATTCAGGATTTCATGTGTTAGATATAGAAACTCTTGTTCAAGTAGCGGAATATAAAGGAAAAGTATCACCTAAAGAGTTAGGAAATATTCTAGTAGGAATTGCAACAGAGTATAATGATGCACTACTTGTAATAGAAAATGCAAATATAGGATGGTCAACTATTGAACAAGTAATCGAAAGAGGTTATAAAAACCTATACCACTCATCTAGGTCAGATACAGAAACAGTTGAATCGTATATGGCTAAATTTGAAAGAGAAAAACTAGTTCCAGGATTTACAATGTCGATGAAAACAAGACCACTTGTAATAGCTAAGATGACTGAGTACTTAAGAGAACGTTCAGTAATACTACAATCAAAAAGGCTTCTAGGAGAACTAAGGGTATTCATTTGGAAGAATGGAAAAGCACAAGCACAAGTAGGATATAATGATGACCTTGTAATGCCTTTTGCTACAGCACTTTACGTAAGAGACACTGCAATTCGTATGAGACAACAAGGAATGGATCTTTCAAGAGCCACTATGAGTTCGTTTGTAAACTTAAACCAACCCACTACAGGAGTTTACAACGTTGTGTCTATGCGCAATAATCCTTATCTTATGGAAACGCCTAATGGACA